TTTGACCGTTTATATATAAGAGAAGTTGAATAAATGTTTCTTTTCATGCAGCCACGAGCTGCATTTTGTTTTATATAAAATTCTGCTTTTAAAGAAAAAATTGTTGCATTTCACTTCATATCCAGTTATAATATGAATTGTCAGCTAAGTAATAAACATATATCAGTAAACGTATATTAATAAGCATATATTAAGTAACATAAGACAAACTGTAACAAACACATAAATTTGTTCCCATAACTATATAAGAGAATAGTGAGCATAAGTATTAGAATAGGTATATTTTATAATTTGTATAATTGGCAGAAATTAAACCTAACTATACTTATATTTATTATGATGGTTATATAATTGAAGTCACTATTCTTGTTCATGATGTTATGGGAAGTTGTGTGTTTGTTACAGTTTGTCTTTTTTGTTTCTTTTAAGGACAAACTGTTCCATATAAAAATACATAAAACAGGGGGAATGTTGCATGAAAATTGTAGAATTAAAATTAATCTGTGTTATTGCTGAAGGTGAAGAGTATGATTTCATTAATGATACATTATCCATCGGAACAATAAAGCCAGTCAATGCACTTAGCATTGATGGGAAGCGTAAAGTTTCATTAGAGGTGATCGATTACGAAATCGAGAATGTTTCCGAAGAGGCTTGCTAAAAAAGCAAGTCTTTTTATATTGTTGTTATATTTTATTTAACTTATGAATACAATTAAGTAGTGATAAAAATAGAGGAGAGGATACGATGCAAACAAAAGTGATTAATTTATTTGAAATCAAATATAAAAATATGTTGAATATAAATATGGGTTATGATAAAATATACATAGCAAACAAAAGACGTGATATTAAACATGAAATGATTAAAGGATACATGGAGTTATTAACAGCGCAAGTTAATAAAAATATAAAGGGGTGGTAATGATGAACACACAAAAAGTTATTCCGTTATATGATAATAAATTGTATGATGATATTGTGATTTTTCTTAATGAAATGGGAGTGGAAAGTGAGCATACGCGAAAAGCGTATGAAACGGATATTAGACAGTTTTTTAAATTAATCAAAGGAAAGGAATTGGAGTATTTGACATTAGAAGATATTCAACTAAAAAAAAGAGATGTTGAGTTATTTAAACAAATCTTATTAGAAAATGGATTGGCTAGATCAACAATTAACAGAAAAATATCGGCGGTACGGAGTTTGTTGGAAAATTTGAAAGCTAATGATTGGAATGTTAATACAAATTTCTTTAAAAAAGTAAAATGGCTAAAAACTCAAGATAATAAATATGGAATATTAGATGTGCATGAAGTGTGGGAAATGGCTCGTTTAGCAAGAGAAAAAGAAAGAGAATATAAAGAAGTGAAATATTATTTTATCTTATTTGCATTAGATACATGTTTGCGAAAGCAAGCCATTTTAAAATTAAAGTGGTCAGATTTTGAGGAAGTAGAAGATGGTGTAATTGTTCATGCAATTGATAAAGGAAATAAGGAATTTCGTCAAAAAATTAGTAAGGAATTTTATAATGAATTATTAAGTATTAAAAGAGAAGGAGAAGAGCGTGTTTTCCCGATCTCAGTTGATTCAATTAATGATATGGTGTGTAGATTAAAAAAACTTATGAATATTCCCGAAGAACGCAATATTACATTCCATAGCATCAGAAAAGCAGGTGTAACGTTCCAGTATCGTATTACAGGCGATCTAACACAAGCAATGAAGGCGGCAGGACATTCTAATCCAATAGTAACAATGAGATATTTAGACTTGCGTGACTATGGAGTTACTGGTGCAGTATCATTTGGGAATAAAATTGATGAAGAATTATATAAAAAAGTCTCACATGATGAATTAATTAAAGCAATTGAAAACTGCCCAAAAGACCTACAATTAATTCTAAACATAAAACTCAAAGAAATTATAAATAATAAAATTCGACAATAAAAAATGGTTTACATTTTGTACAATTGGGTATAATATTATAATGAGAAGGAGTTGAATAAGGAGTGATTGAGATGAAAAATAAAGAGCAACTACAAGAAACTCTTGTGGCTACTATTGAAAGCATTAAAGCTGACAAAAAGCGTGTGGCACGGATCAAAAGTGGATTAAAGAAATATAAAATTTTACCGGGGACAGTGCAATTGATTCTGAATGAACCAGAAGAACAATTGAAGCAAATTGATGATAAGTTTTTATGTTTACTAACAGAACAAGTTTATATCGCTTCAGGTAATTTAGAATTAAATCCTGAGAATTACTTTTCACAAAGAGAGATTAAAGAAGTTAAAAGTACATTTGAAGGTGAAGTACAAAAGAAAGTTGATTTCCCATACACACTTAAACCAGCTATTCAAGTTGCTCCAGATATGTTTATTACTACAATTAAAGCAAGTGAAATTAAGCTATTTATGGATAATAAATTGCTACAATACAATTTTGAAACACAACGTGAAGCAAGAGTTCGAGTAGATAAAAATGATCCAACCAACATTATTCAAGAAGTAAAAATTAATAAAAAACACATGGAACATATCAAAGAATCGATTGTTAAAGGTGAAGCCTTGCCTTCTTCATTAACATTCAATGCTCGTTTGGGTACGGGTGACGAAGGTTTTGAGTTAGTTTATGATGAAGATACAATGGAGTTAACAATTCAAAAAGGTACGTTATTAGATTGCCTTGATGGTTTCCACCGTGTAACAGCAGTTGTTAAAGCATTAGAAGAAAATCCTGAAGCAGATATGACATTTATGCTTAATGTAGTGAATTTTGATATACCAAAAGCAAGAGAATACTTTGCTCAAATGAACACTATTGAGCCAATAGGGAAAGGACATTTAGAAAACATCAAAAAAGAAAGACAAGCCGATTTCATTGTAGATCAATTGAAATACAATAGCGAATTGAAAGGCAGAATTTCACCATCTGAACATATTCCGCATACAACATCATTATTAGTGTCATTAAAGACGTTGGCAGATGCTATTGATGAAGTTTATGGAATTGAGGATAGAGTTGAGGCGATTAAGACAGCGAATTACTTAAAAGAATTTTTTAATAAATTATTCTATGAGTTTCCAGATGAGTTTCTAGGTGATGTAGCAGCGATAAGAGAAAAAAGTTTGATTAACACTAATGTAATGTTTTATGGATATGTATTATTGTCTAAACGGATGAAAGATGTGGGTATACCATTAGATAAATTACCTGATATCATTAAGAAAATTAATTTCTCAAGAGATAATAAACAATGGCAAGAATATAAAGTATTAGATAAAGATAAGAATGTAGTAACAAGAGCTAAGCAAGGTGTCTATAGAGTCTTTAAAGAGTTAGATTTATCATAAGAGAGGTGATAATAAATGAGTAAAATGTACAATGAGGAAGTCAAAGAAACATTTTTACAGTATTTAATCGATGAAGAAGGATATACAGATGAGACAGTTCACGTTTTCAGATTTGTTTTCTATAAGAGTTATGATGTAGAAGATATTTTACAAAAAGATATGTATGATTTTAATATGAGTGAATTAAAGCAAGTATTATTAAATGCAAATAAAAGTACGTTAAATAGTGTGCGTGCATTTGCTTCCATGATGAAAAAGTATATTGACTGGGCGATTCGTACAGGATTAACGAATAGTAATATTAATCAGATGGATATGTTTACGACAAAGGATTATGAAGAATGTATAGATAAAAGTAAAAAGTTATTTATTTCAGAAGATGAGTTGATTGATATTGAAGATAAATTAGTGAATTATCAGGACAAAGTAATATTGAGATTGTTATTTGAAGGCGCAAATGGGTATGAAGTTAGTGAGTTAATTAATTTGAAAAAATATGATGTAGATTATGCAAATAAACGATTAAGATTATATGATGATAAAAGTGGAGAGAGATTTATTTATGTAAGTGACAGATGTATACAGATTATTGAAAGAGCAATTGATGAATCAAAATATTATGCGCGTAATGGCGAAAAGGAATCAGCGCATGGTAAAAGTGAATATGAATATTTCGAAACAGATCATGTAATTAAAAATGTTTTAACAGGAAGAACAAAAGGGGCAGCAGACAAAAACGTTATTTATCGAAGAATATATATGATTAAAGAAATATTTGATATACCTTACTTGACGATAAAAAATGTATGGCGTTCTGGAATGATTAAAATGGCTGTGGATTTATATAAAGAAGAGGGAGAATTAACTAATAAACAGTTAGCTAAAATTGCGGAGAAGTTTGGTTTAGGAAAAGTTATTAATAATGGGCATGAGACATATAATTTCCATGCAATGAGACAATTTATTAATCGTGATAACATACTCGATTTATATGGTATTGATATTAAACAAAAATAAAAAATTTAATCCCTTTTTATAAGGGATTAAATTAATACATAGTAATAAAATATAATAATAATGCAATGGAGTTTATGATATTGTAGTAGGTATAAAGTAATATCTTGAACTCGATTGCATTATAGAATATATTTCCTTTATTACCATTTAATTATATAAAATATAAAAATGATTTAGACCTAATTCGACAAAATAAGACAATGAAATTTGTAGAATATTGCAGTAAAATAATTATTAACAAATATACACAAAACTTTGCGCTTAAGCAAAGAAAAGGGGACTATGGGACTGTAGCCCCATAGTCGCACCTACTTTTGTTTCCACTCGTATAAATCTTCGGCATGACATTTTAAAGCAAATGCAATTTTTACGGCGCTTAATAATGACATTTTTCGTTTACCTGATATGTATAAAGATATTTGGGATTCGGTTATGCCTGTCTTTTCTGCCAATTCGGTTTGAGTCATGCCGCGTTCATGTAGCAATTCCAAAAGTAGGCACTCGCCGAATTCTATATCTCTCATCAGTTCGTGCCTCCTATGACATAATACTTATATAATAGCAAATTTTACCTGAATGTAAAAGTAGATAGTAAAATTTTTAATTTTGCCTAGAAATATACAAGAAAAATGTGTATAATAAAAACAAGAACAAATGTTCTTGTTATTGAAAGGGGTTGATACAATGTAAAAATATATAGATTGTGGGGATGTTCATTAATAAAGATAAAAAATGAGGAAGGAGTAAGGGGATAAATGGAACAATATTTAACATTTGGAACAATTGTTTTAAATGTATCGGCAAAAGTATTAGCAGCAAGCCGACAAGAGGCGTTGCAAAAAATTAATGAATTTATTAATGAGCTCAATGCTAATATTAGCAATGTTCCTGTTGAGACAATTGATGGAGAAGTACATAATTTAGAGGCACATAATTTCCATATTAAATGGGAAGATGTTGCAGAATAAAAAATAGTCACCAAACAAAAATGTTTAGTGACTAATGAGGTTGAAAACACTTTCGCGAATATCATAACACAAATAGATGTGAATTAACATTACAGATATATTAAAAAGTCATCTTGGAATGAAACTTCAATGTTTCAAGCTAAGATGACTAATTTTTTATAAAAAGTAGTTGACTTAAATAAAATATAATAATATAATCTAATCAAAGGTAATGAAATAGTTATTTTATTGAAAGGGTTGATAGCGATGATAAAACAGAAGATGTTGATTTTGCTTTTAGGGATTGCAATTTTGCTTATTATGATTGACATAAACAAGGAGGCGATACCAAGTGGATCACTGGTAGATGATAAAGGGAGAAAAGTAACAATCTATGTAGATGGCAAGGTGATACATACATATGAGAAATATGTAGAAGTAGTTGGTGATGAAGTGATTTTCAAAAATGATTATACCGAAATGAAACTTAAAAATGCAAAAGTAAAATATGGGGAGTGAGTGCATTGCATTATGTATTTAGGGCTGATTCAATCAATAAGATGAAATATTGTCCATTTTGTGGTAGTGAAATGATCAGTGTGTATGATGGCGATTATAGTGGTCAAATAGAATGTTTGAGCTGTGATAAATGTGAAGATGAGTTGGAATTTTTGATTCTAGAGGAGATGTTGGATAGGTATCCTAACTGGATTAAAACATTTATGAAGAGAGGGTGATACATAATGAATTTACGTGCAATCGATCGTTTGGTTGCGGAAAAAGTAATGGGGTGGAAATTAGTAACTTACGGAACTGATAAATATCTTAAACGTGAAAATGGTAGTGCATTTAAATTTGAAAAATGGTCGCCTACAAATAACATCACAGACGCATGGAAAGTAGTTAATAAGATAAAAGAATCAAGATTTTCTATTAGGAAACGATTTATCACTGAATTGCAGAAAGAAGTCACACCAAAGAAAACAAGAGATGAAGGGATGTTAGTGGATGCAGGATGGGTGATTTTCTTATTGACACCAAAAGCAATATGTTTGGCTGCGCTTAGAACATATGGAATTGATATAGATGATATAATAAACAATTCTGACCAAAAATGGTTTTGGACAGATGAGTGGCAAAAAGAGGAGTGTGAAGTGGAAGAGCAAATTAAAAATGGCAATATCACAAAATCAATGAGTATCGAGGAAGCATTAAAACATTTAAATTATTTAAAGGGGAGAGAATAAGTATATAAAAATTCCATTTTAAACAG